AATGAAATTCTGTTCAGCTTCATTTAAGCTAGTAGCCTGTCCAAATGTATCTCCTAGTGTATCATTGTAAAATTTTAAAGCTTCCTCTTTAGATATTACTCCTTGTTTAGCCAGAGCAAACTGAGCTTCCATCTCAGAAGTCTTAGTAGTAGCATCTTGTGCTCCTTGTGTATAGGCATCCATAGTGCCATCAAGAGCTTTCTGAGTTTCATCTACTCCATACAAAATCTCATTGAGATCTCCAAAAGCTCCGATAGCTGCAAGTACTCCAGCCACTAAAGCTCCGATTCCTGTAGCTGCCATGGCTAACTTTAATCCCTTTAATGCTCCAGTGCTCTCTCCTACTACTGTAGCATAGGCTTTCTCATAGAAGGCTCTCAGTTTTATTCCTAGAACTGAATCACTATTGAGCTTATTTGCTATAGTAGTAGCTGCATTAGCAAGTCCTTGTGCAGCTTGAAGCTTGATCATAGTCTGCATGAGAGCTTCACTCTCAGTACCAGTTAAAGCTATCACTGATTGAAATCCTTGAAAGGCTGCTGTCCCTGTCTCAATACCAGCCACTGCTGTATCAAGGCCTACAAAATCAGAAGATAGAGCTGTAGTAGCTGCCTTAATATCTCCAATCTCATCCTTCAAACTAGCTGCATTCTGGAGTGCTTGTGCTCCTATTGGAGACTGTACCCCAGTCTGTGCTGCTATAGTCTGATATTCTTTCATGACTTGAGTCATCTCTCGCATTGAGAGTCCTCCAGCCTCTACTCTAGCATTAAGCTCTTGAAGCTTAGCCTCAAATGCATCTATACCAGGAGTCTGAGAAGCAGTTTGCTGAACTTCTTGAATGTCATTATTCAAGTTCTGCACAGCAGCATCAAAGCTCTGCACATCCTGTACACTGCTCCCAGTGTTAACTCTCAGTGTGAATACTGCTTCCTTATTTGCCATCTTAGAAAATTATCTCTATAGTTCCGCCTGTGATAGTTACTAATTTCATGAATGCTCCATCCCTTGCAGCTATTGTAGCTCCATTAGTTATAGCCTGTCTTGAATTACTGATATACTTAGAGATAGAATTCTCTCTATTATTGCTATCAATTATCTCTGTGATAGTTGCATCTGCTATCACTCTGATAGCTTGAAATCTGCCAGTAAAAGTACCAGCTCCCACCTGAAGATAGGATCCTTTTTTATATTCCATAATTATACTATTTCTACATTATATCCTAACTGCTCATATGCTACCTTAGCATAATTCAAAGCTGTATCCAGTGATTGAATCTCTCCATCTGCTAGCTGTACCTGGAAGCTTCCTTGCTGTACATCTGTGTAGATCGGCATCCCTTGAAGGAAAGTAGCTTCACTCACATAAGTACCAACTGCTATCTCTAGAGTTCTGCCATCTGCTCTAGCAGCGAATTCTATTCTTCCATATAACTCAGTCATATCTATGACAGTACCAGATATTTTGATTGGCTTATCTGGAGTAGCCTTAATTATTAATCCCATATCTTATGCTAATAGTCCTATATTCTGTAGTGCTTGCACCACTTGTCTTATCGTATATCCTCCAAATGTGGAAGCATCATTCACAGCTGTTCCAGCATTAGCTACAAATGCAGCAGCTGCTACTCCTGTAGTAGGCTGTATTATTGGAGTTTTATTCCAGAAGGATAGCTTCTGATTAGTTGCATAGCCTATCTTAGTTCCTGTAGTAGTACCGAAGCCTATATCTCTCTGATCTGCGAATACTAGAGAATCAGTAGTTCCTCCTTTGATAGTTACTCCTGGAGTTCCTGAGCTGTTATTAAACTCCATGTATGATCCATTGCCAGTAGTTCTGATAGCATAGATCCCAGTTCCAGAAGTATTATATATTCTAGTTACAAAATCATTAGCATTCCCAGCGTAAATGAAGAGAGATCCACCGGTATCTGTCATTCCAGAGAAGCCACAAATCATCCTAGTTCTGACATTTGCATGACCATTGCCTTGAACGTCAAAGAGATTCGCTGTATCTGCTGAGTTTCTTACTCTGAATCCTATATCTGTACTCAGTGCTCCCTGTGCTCTCACATCTAGCTTCACTGTAGTAGCTGGAGTAGCTCCTACTCCTAGATTCTTTGTAGTATTATTCCAGAATAATTCTCCATCTTGTCCTAATAAGTTACTACCATTCTGAAATAATACTCTTCCTACAGTCCCAGATGCTATAGCAGTAGTACCTACAGTGAGTGCTCCTAGCTGTGACTTCATATTTGCACCAGTGATCTTCCTGGAAGCGAATCCTCCTAGTCCATCATCCATTGATATCTCAAAGAGATCAGTATTCTGTACTGTTGTCGTAGCTGTTAGCTGTGATATTTTCTTCGGCATCTTACTCTATTCTTCTGTTATCTGCTCCATCCTCAGTCTCTCTGAATATTCCATCCTCAGTAGCTCTCACATTGAGCTTCCCAAATGGATCATCTGGAATTGAAGGAGTATTCACTGAGATTCCCTCTCCTTCTAATATGCGAATCAGTTCTATTTTTGTAGTATCCAATTTAGTGCTGTCATAATCAGCTACTTTCTGAAGCCTGTATACTACTCCATCTATGTTAATAAGTTTCTTGAAATCTAATGTATTAATTATCTGAGCATCTATCTTAGCTGATAGATCTACTTTCTTCCCAAATGGAGAGATGATCTCCTTAAGGAATTTCTCATGATAATTATATAAGTTATTTGTAGTGTATACTGCACTTTCCCAGTACACAAAGTAAGGAACTCCCCAGTTGAAATCAAATGTCGGAGCTGTGAGTGAATTGAGATGGCCTACATATGGATAGGTAGTGTTAAAATGTGCCACTGATAGCTCATCCACATGATACCAATCTCCTGTAGTCATCTCTCCTAACTGTACTAAGAATGACTTTCCTTTCTTGAATACCATCTCACTACTTCCATCCTCATTGAATTTCACCTGGAATGTTCTAGGCACTATCAGATCTGTGAAAGTAGTCTCATCAAATGGAATTCGTACCAGGAGCTTCTGTGCAAATGGGAGTTTGAATTCTGTATCTCCTGTAGCAAATTGATTCTGAGACTGGATTAGAAAACTTCCATACTGCTTATCCACATCATTGAAGTACTGATCATTGAAGAAATCATCATCATTCTCAAATTGGAATACATAATTTCTGGAAGCATAATTAATAGTAGGAGTGACCTTAATCTCTTTAGATCTATCCACAATATCAGTCCATGTTATAGCATCATTGGAAGTATCATAGAAATCATTCAGAGGCTCTATCTCAATTATCTGAGGATTCTCCACTGATGGCTTAACATATAAGTTGAAAGCTGTGATAAGTCCCTTGAAGAAAGTTGCACAGTCCATATCTGGAAGGAAAGGAGCTAAAGTCAATGTACCTCCTGGAGTAAACTCCTGTACTTCCTTCACTACATCAAGGAATGATCCTAAACTCTCTACACTTGTAGTATAAGTAGACCTCTCATATATCTGGCTGTTAGCTGTGGGAGTTAAGTTAGGAATTCTCAATCTGATCTTAGCTGTGACAGTATCATTAATCAAGAGATTAAGCTGTCTATTGTAGTCAAAATTAAAAGCTACAGTGTAACTGCTAGTGCTTCCAGAGAGAGCTCCAGAGTAAACAGTATCACTGCTCATCAGAATGTTATTCTTATAGATTAAGATGTCTACTAAATAGACAGCATCTAAGTTAGTAAGAGTAGCTCCATACTGGAAGGAGATATCAAACTTGAACTCATGATCTCCATAGTAGTTAACATTGAATAGTCCCTCAGATGCAGCAGTGAATCTCATTGGTACTAACTGATCTACCTGGTTTAAATTATCCTGTACTATTGAAGCATCATAATTATCTAGGAAGTTCTGAGATGGGAAGGTATATGTTTGCTGCTGTCCTCCTTGATCTGTGAATACTGTTGGATCTATAGTGATTCCTCCATTCAATATGAAGCCATTTGTATTATTTACTTCCTGAGTATATGCACTGTCATTGATACTCTGAGCACTGTCAATGGAAGGAAGATCTCCTCCACTCCATGCCATCAGTAACTTTTTGAATAACTGAGATTCCAGAAAGGTACTACTCCATGTGATGTTAGCATAAGCGAAAGCTTTCTGTAGTATCTCATAGCAGTGTACTTGTGGAAGGATCTGATCTACTTCAAAGTAATTCGCTGAAGTCCTAGCATAGCCATAATCTATTAGGCCGTAATAATATCCAGTGCCATCCCAGTTAGGTGAAGAATATACACTGATAGGAGATCCATTATACTGTACTATTCCATCCCAGCTGTCTATCTGTGACTGCCTAGTGAAGGGATGATCATACTCTGACCAGCCTAGCTCATTAATCTTGATCTTAGAAAGCCTAGAAATATAATCTATTGACTCAGATATCAGAATAATATTGAAGCTCCAGGTACCATTGAGAAGAATGCACTCTTGAAGCTGGCAAACTCCTTGAAACTGGAGGATCCCTTCATCATAATATCTAGCCTCAGCTTTGACTGAAGGATCATAGTTAATGAATTCAGAGCTACTGATATCCAGAACATCAGCTGTACTCACAGTGAATACATTCTGCATCAGCTCATAGTTAGTTCTAGTGCCTGGAAGAGTAATTGTTTTAGAGTTATTCCCTTTCCTGGAAGATAGATCTTTGATATCTGAGATGTTATAAGTCAAAGGAAAAGGTATCCTCTGATCTAAGTCAACTAAAATGTTATTGATATATAGCTCCATCAGTTAAGCTGTGAATTGCTAAGATAAGTTTTTTCTATCAATACCTCTTCCTTTATGAGGCCATCCTTTCTCCTCTGCTTCAGAAGATAATTAGCATTAGTGACATTCACCAGTTCAAATACATCTCTCTCATTTAGATAAACTACTGGAGATTCATAGAGCTCTCTTACTAGCCAGTTCTGCACTCCTTCCTTCATCCAGTCAGAGTTAAGCAGTAACTTATCCACAGCTCTCTTGTGATAAGTCCTATTCATTCCCTTAGTTAGTGTATAACTGTAGTTATTACCATTCCATGCTCCAGGCTCTCCTTCATATCTGGTAGCTGTCACATCTGAGCTCTCTTGTGATACAAGATCAAAGCTGTAGCTGTCCCATACTCCGAATTTATTTAACCATACTAAACGCTTGCTATCATATCTCTCACAAGACTGATCATAGTATATTATAAATGCTTCAGAAGCAGTTACTCCTCCATAATCTAAATTTACTGAATAGTAGTAGCACTGATCAAAATCATTCTGAGATATAAATGTATTAGCTACTATTATACCTGGAGAGGCATTGATTAAGATAAAATCAGTACTAAATGAAGGAAAGAAACTATCTGATACTATCATATTGCCAGAGATATCATATAATTCAATATACATACTATAAGTACCAGCTGTCACAGGTACAGTTATAAACTGTCCTAGCCAGAAATTATCATTGAATCTCACATAGGCCTTCTCAGTTCTAGGAAAGCTAGTTAAGAATAACGCATCCTGAGTAGTAGCTACATCATAAAGTGCATAATTCCAGTTAGTGAACTCTGGATATCTTAGCGATCCATTGAAGATCTGTAGTGTAGTACTAGTAGCACTTGCTTGATTAATCGGAGGAGTTCCATACTTCTCATATATTATCAGAGCATATTCTGTGAGAGCATTAGTGTAGTCCTGTTCTATCACTGCTGTAGGAACTGCACTCTGCACATAAGTCTTTATTAATCCAGATACGTCAAATCTGCCCAGAGCTCCAGTCTCAGGAAAGATAGTATGTGCTGAATGAAAGGAGCTGTTAATGTATACCTCAATGTAAAAGCTGAAGTTAGCCTGTGCTGTCTGATTACTACTGAAAGTGAATGTCAGATAGTTGTTTGCTGGAGATATCTGCTGTGGCTCCTGGTGAATAGTTACTGCCATTTTGCTGTATTCTTTGTGAATTTAACTTCAAACATTAATCCAGTCACTTCTGCCAGATCTGATGCTATTCTATCTAATACCTCATCAGTCATAACATTAGCTGTGATGTTCTTAGGCTTAATGCCGTATCTGTGCTTAGTCACATATGCTGAAGCATAAGCATGAGAGAGATCATATCCTTTCCACTTCTGGATAGCTAGTGCATGGCTCTTAGTTACATATGGAAGCCTGAAGGAATAAGGAGAATTAAACTTAGCTCCATTGATAGAGCTCACTCCTTCATCCTGGAATTTATAGTAGTCATCTGCCTGGATCTCAAAGCTCATAGCTCCAGTAGGAAAGTAAACTACTGACTGAGCTAGTGCTCCAGTATTGGAAGCATTAACTTGAATGTATTCCTTGAATTCCTGTGTGACTTGATTAGCTATTCCTAGAATAAGCTTCTCATAAGCACTCTCAGGCTGTTGCAGCTCAGATTCACTGAAGCCCAAATCTAAGAAATCCAAATCAGCCATGCTTTCTATTTATGTATTCCTGTTCTGTTCTGAGCTTTATGAAATTCATCCACCACATTGTCTTAATATATGGCTGTCGCATTATCTCTTCCACTTGCTTGTTAAGTTCTTTAGCCAGATTGAGAGTGATCTTTGTCCAGCTGAACCATTCGCTGTCCTTGATAGATTCTCCTGTATCTTCCTCTTCTGTATCTCCATCCTCATCAGCTGTATCCCCAACATAGCGAGCTTCCGCTGCTTTGAGCTGTGCAAAAAAAAAGCAAACACATTCAGAAATTCATCCCCAGGAAAGGATCTCTTGAATATATCTTCTCTCTTGTGGTTAGGATTAAGCACCTTCCCTCTATCATCTTCCTGGCAGTATTCCATACCTTCCTCAATGTAGAGGATAGCTAGAGCTTCATGGGGAGTCTCATGCACATTCTCAACGAGCTTCAAGTCCACTATCTGTCCAGTGCTGATCAGTGCGAAATCCTTCTCAAATGTATACCACTTTCCTTCTATCTCCACTCTCTCTACTGGCTCCTCTTGTTTATATCCACTGAGCATAGTGATTAAGTGAGCTGAGATCCTGAGCACATCATCTATATGACCTTTCCTAACTTTATTCATAGGCAGATCACTGAAGATACTGATTAGCTGCACCTGGAAGTCTAGCAAGTTATGGAAGTCCTTATTTTTCTCCTGGATAAATGGAGCTATATGAAGCCACTTCACGAGCTGATCTGGCCTACATTCTTTAATTGTTTGTGGTACTGATATATTCATTATGCTCTAAGTATTTTATACTGACCTCTTCTGCTGTAGTGCTTTCTACAGTGCCATGCTAGAGCTGTGCTTATCACTCCATCATCATGCATCCCATCTGGAGCTGAATACTTCACTGATCTAGTATTAACATTGTAAATATAAGTAAAAGCTTCGAGCTCATCAAGTAGCCAGTTTTCATTCAAGATCTTGACATCCTTCTGTTCAAAGCTCACTGCCAGATCTTCTATCAGCACAGGCTTACTACTGGAGCTGGTGACAAATGGCTCTACTAAGTTACGGCACTTCTGCTGAAGCATCTCATAGAATACATCCCCTTGATTATTGACCTCTACCAATGTGAGAGCATTCCACTTTCTTATCTCATCAGCTACCTTATCAATTATCCTAGTCCATTCCTCATGTCTCCATCTACTTACTGCCACTTGCTCTCCTTTGTCATTCAAGATAGTGAGCACAGTGTAGTCATCAGCTCTTCCAATATCTAGCCCTCCATACATCTTAGCAGTTTTCTCTCCTTTGCCTATGCACTCTCTTACATTCCTAAATATTCCAGAAGCATTATCAATGAACTCAGCTAAATACTCCTGTCTGAATATGTGATCTGGAAGTGATCGCTTCCTCTCCTCTAGATCTTGATGATCTATCAACGGATTCTCAAAGCTGGTGAAGTGAAAGTACTTATATCTCTCATCATAGTTGTGCTGCATACATATCCTGTGGAAGTGATTCCTTCCCTTCGGAGTAGAGATGAATATCACTTTCTTTCCTTTAACTAGGACAGTCGCACTCAGTACCTCATCCCATAGCTCAGCTCTAGTGAAGGCCATCTCATCCACTATGAGATAGTCAAATGTATTCCCTCTGATATTATCTGGCTTTTCACCTGAGAAGAATGTGATAGTACTTCCAAAGCCCTTAATCCAGAGATCTGACTTGTGGAATTCAAATAGGCCACTAGATCTGGTGACTTTCTCCATCTCATCAAATACTTTCTTTGATTGTTTATACACTGGAGTGATCCATGCGATATTGCATCCCTTGTCATTGATAGCCCAGTAGAGCATCTGGTTTATACCTAGCATAGTCTTCCCGAACTGCCTTCCAATATTGAGAGCATAGTACTTATACTTTCCATGATTGATAGAATCATGAATTAATCTCTGATTGTCATGGGGTTTATATCCTTTAATAGTACTCATAAAAAAAGAGGAGCTGTAGATCTCCTCTAATTTGTTGACCTAAACTAATCGCTATTTATAAAAAAGAGTATACAAATATAGAGAATCTATACATCAAAATCAAACTTCTCTACCTGTTTTGTTTCTATATGCTGTCTATCATGCATTCCGAACTTGTTCTTAGCATAGAAGATCCCCTTCCCTTCATTGGCTACTATGTTCTTTCCAAGCCCTATGAATTCAGCATCTATGTTTTTTATAGTGTGACTTTTGTCTCCTTCCTCTCTCAGCCATCTATACCATGTCCTTCTCTCTAAAAGTTTCATATCATGTTTCAAAGGAATCCAGATAGACAGAAAATAGTCTATAGTAGGAATCATCCTATCTTGAACATAAACAATCTGCCCTTTATTAGATACTACTTCTTTAGTATTATGAAGGCATTCCTGTATATAGTCCCATGCTAGATCTTCCAGCTTATCTACTATTTCTTGTGAATAAGACATAACTCTACTATTACTTATGTTTTTTTGTTCTGAAATCCTTAGAGCTCTGATTATTAATAGTATAAGAGGAAGCACATACAGCATATCTCTGCTGTGGTATCTCATACTCTGATTTCATCTTCTCATCACTCATGCATCTCTGGATGAATTCTGATTCACTCTCTTGTGCTGTTGGTTTAGGTATTGGCATCTTGATTGAGTTTAAGTGATTCGTATACTATCTCCATGCAGTGCTTATATCCTTTCATGAAATCATGATCTTCATCATTATTAAATAGTAGTCTTAATCTATCATACTGGAATGTTAGCTCAGTCTCTATATCTACCTGAGTGATATATTTTCTTATAGGTTTACATGGCATATCTTCTCTGTATTGCTTGTATCTTTAATGCTCTTATGTTCTGATCTACTGCTACTCCTAGCGACTTCTGCTCATCATGCCTTCTGTACATATAAAGCATAGCATTAACATATCCCAGTTTCATTCCTTTGGATAAGCACTTCATGTTAAAATCATACTCTTCTGCACAATCTAGCCTCTCATCAAAGAAGCCTACTTTCTCAAATACTGTAGCTCTATACATCAGTGTACCTCCATGAATGACATTCTTAGTAACCATCTGCTGGAGAGTAGGCCTGTGAATTGGAGGAATGTAGTGAGATATCCTTCCAGTAGGAAAGAAATTGATAGCATTGCCGTGAATGAAGTCATTAGTTCCCATTGCATTGACTGAATCTCTAATACTATTCTCAGTAAGCATATCATCATCACATAGGTATTTAATGAATTCTCCAGAAGCTTTTCTTATACCTTCATTAAGATTGAATGATACAGATCCAGGAGATTCTGAGATGATCACTTCTATATCTCCTCCATAGTTCTGCTCTTCGATAGATTTGATAGCATGATCTAGCCATCCTCTATCCTCCTTCATGGGAATAATTAAGCTAACCTTTGGAAGTTCAGAAGCCATACTTTCGGGATTAATTGCTCTTCATGTGTACACTGCCAGTCATGGAATGCTATATCAAAGTGATCTCTTTCCAGTCTGAATGTATGATACTGATCTGGATCTATTCCTAGTCCTGTGAGAATTACTATGTTTTTTCTAGCTGCTTTCTTCATCGCTGCACAAGCTTCCCAGAAAGATCTACAATTATCCAGCACAGCGAATGCACATACAGTATCTACTTCTATTCCTTCTAGAGTTTCTATCTCTCCTGGAATCACATCAAGTCCCTCAATGGGGAAGGCATCAAGGCCAAAGTACTGCACTCCTTCTGGTAGACAAGTCTTAAGGAACTGACTTCCACATCCTACATCTAGTACTGAGCTACCTACTCCACACTTCATTAGATGCATCTTGTAGTCTCTTACAGGATTATCTAGCTTCCTGTTATCATCTGAATGTCCCCATGCTTTCCTCCTATCTATTAGATTCTGAGTAGCTTGCTTCCATTTATCTCTGGATACTTTCATATATAAGTTGTTTTATTCTGTTTCCGGTTGGTATTATTCCATGCTTATCTAGGAATCCTGAGTGCATTGAATCTCTGATCCATTCAAATTTATCTCTTTGATCTGCTAGAGATGCTATGGTATTCATAAACTCCTCCTTAGTATTGGGAGTTAAAAAGCTATGAGATCCATATGCATCAGTATAAGCTTTCTTATTTATGTTATTTGTTATCACTAGGCATCCGAGTGCTGTAGCTTCAAATGCTGTCACTCCAAAACATCCATAAGGCTTTCCATCTTGATAAGGCTTAAATAGTTCTATGTAGATGTCGCACTGAGCTATCCTTCTGATATTGGTATCATGTGGCTCTTTGTTTGTGTTCACATCTATGATGAAGTAATCTTCAAATGCCTTAAGCATAGCCTGGATCTCTTTAGTTCCTTTCGTGATATAGTTGCTAGGATAGTGAGCTATTCTGAGCTTTGATCCTGGAGCTTTCACTTGCTTAGTTAGTGTAGTATGTGGAGCTATATATCTGAATGATTCATTATGGAGTAGGAATTCACATTGATCAGTGAAGATAGGCCTTCCTTCATACATCTTATCAAATGTAGCTTTGTCTTGTCTATATCTAGTCCCAGTATGGTATATGATCACATTAGGATGAGTATTCACTACAGCATATAAGCTAGGACAGCTATGGAAGATCTGAATCACATCATAGCTTTTGTAGATGTTAGCTATCTCTTGATAAGTAATCTTCTGAGATTGACTGGCATATTTAAAAACATGGGAGCTATTAGTGAAATCATGACATTCTACTCCTACAGCTCTGAGAGCATTAGAGTTCTCATGTGCCATATTAGCATAGTCTACTGATGATAGATTCAATACTCTCATGAGAATAGCTTGATGATTCCTATCCAGAAGATTACAGCTATCACAGTTAAGGCTAGCCATACTAGTATCATCATATTTCGTTCTTTACGAAGTAGATCGCCTGAGCTAGATTCCTGAAGCCTTTTGAGCTTGCTAAGTAGTATCTCTTCCTCTTCTTTCTCCATATCTTCCATTTTGGTTTCCTTTCAAGTTTAATTTTATATATATAGAATATCCCTAGATCCTTATCCTCTTTAATCATATAATTCCCTAGTTCTATCCTTGTCATAGATCCTTTATGTAGTTATAACAGATCACTAATCCATCAGCTCTCATGCACACATAGATATCATTATGCTCATCATAGAATAAGAGTCTCACTTGCTCATACATGATGCCATCCTTAGAAGCTAAGATATCTTCTCTAGCCATTGGTAAGCTCCTCTATTAGTTTCTCTCTCTTCAAGTTGCCTATTATTCCCTGAGCTTTCGCCATATCTTTGAGCTCTCTATAAGACATCTCCTCCAGAGTTCTCTGCTTCACTCCTATGAATGTGATGTTAGGCTTAAGCTTGATAGCTGGCTCTGAAATATTCATATCTGCTACTAGATCTCTCATCCCATTACGGATGCAAGTCCCACATTTGATGTTTAGTGACTTACTGAACTTGCTTCTGTACCAGGTAGCTAGATCTTGCTTCTCTTGATTAGACAGATTAAAGCTTTGAGTTCTGTGGAATCTCTCTGCCTGAGCTCTTAAATTATCGCTTATATTCATATATTAGTATTAAGTCTGAAATTAAATATGCTAGGAATCCCAATGGGATAAGCTCATAGTCTATGAGAGCACAGGAGATAGCACAGCTCCAGAAGGAAAGGCAGCTCTGACAGTTCAGAGGCTTAACATCTGGAAGAGGGAGAGTCATTAATGCTCTGGAGAATCCTACTGCTATGAGAGGAATTAAGTACATCATGCTTGAATTTTTTTAATGCTTTGTTTATCATATCTAAGGAGATACCAGTCTCTGATCTGATCTCTCTATAAGTCATTCCACAAATATACATCTTAGCTATCTCTTTACAAAATAGCTCATTATCATCTGTAGGAGACTGATCTAGATATCCTCTGAATATGTTCTGAGCTTCTGAAGGAGATTCATCTTCCTCCTTTGCTGGAATGAATTCTGATATCTCTATGTTCTGTGGAGATTTAAAGCTCCTGTTAAAGTCAGACTCTCTCCAGTTCCATTGGTTATAGGCAAACTTTGCGAATGTTTTTGGGAGCTCTTCCTCAGTGAGATCATACTTCTGGAGCAGAATATACACATGAGATACAAGATCACTATGCAGCTCATTGCCTCTAGTGATCTTATACGCTATCTCATATGCTTCCTTTGCCCAGAATGACATCATGCTAAGATAATAAGAATCTCATTGCTTTGTTAATAAAGTCTTGATTAACTTTCTCTCCTCTCATGAATCTCCAGAGCTGAGTATAAGTCACTTCCATATCATCAGCTATGAATGAGAGCTTGTATCTCTTTGTGACTCTGTTCTGGATCTGCTCTCTGATCCAGTCAGTAAAACTACCAGTTAAGATCTGAACTTCCATTCTGTTCTTTGTTATATGGCTCTGATACTTTGGCACTAAGATAGTTCACTCCATTCTGTGAAGTTCTCTGCCAGAGTGCAATCTCCATATCTTTGCCGTTAAAATTGATCTTCCCTTTCCAATCTGGATGATTCTCAGCCTTCTTCTCATTCTTGAAGATAGCTCCTGTGTTCTCTTTGTTATTCATATATTTATTTATTGGTTACATTATATCTCCAGTTATAGTATCCTTCAGAAGAATTCCATGTTTTGACATTATCTCTTCCATCACTATATCCAAAATTTAAAGCTGTCATTATTTCATCCTTCTCTATTTGCTTAGCCCTATTGAAGATCTCATCAAGATCCTGGCATCTTCTAGTGTAGAATTCCTCAAATTCTCTGAAATATTCTAGCTCTTGTCTTAGCCAGTCTACTGCTGTCTGTTTCATCTTATTCTGATTTAAAGGTTTCTTGGTAGTATTCTTCTGCATAAAATCTTGCTGATTCACAAGTAGGATAACAATGGTCTGATGCAGCATCAATTATTTGTTGTTTTTCCATTTCTTTGGATTGTTTAAATGCTTCTTTTATAGGCATTGTTCCTTCACTTAATTGATATTCCAACCACTCTACTGCTGTCTGTTTCATCTTATTCTGATTTAAAGGTTATCCCCAAATATTATATATTATTATAACACAAGTTGCAAATCCACCAATTATTGAAATAGCATAAAAAACAATAGGCATTATACCTGTTTGTTGCTCATACCATTGTCCAAAAATTGGTATTAATAGTGATGTGATTGAAACACAAAATATTACTAAAATTGTTTTTAAAATTCTTTTATCCATCTTATTATAATTTAAAAGTTTTATTGTAATAATGATTAAAACCAAGACCATCTTCCCCTGAGTCTAAAATTCCAAAGCAATAGGAATCTTCCATCTGCTCCTTCTCCATTGCTTTGGCTTGTTCAAATCTTTTAATCCAATGTGTATCAAGACCTCCCCATTCTTTAAAGATTTCTTGAAATTCATTTTCTAACCATTCTACCGCTGTTTGTTTCATATTATCCTCTTTTTATATCCATTAACTATATCCAGGATGAAATCCATTCTTTCCTCTGGAGATTCAAAGCCACTCATTAGCTCATTAAGTACCTCCTGGAGTATTTCTACTTGTTTATCTACTGTATAAGTTCTATAGATCTTATCTTGCATCTCAGCAGCCATAAAATCATCTAGTTTAAGTCCTATGTAAATATTATCATTACTATCTCCTCTACAGTATTCACAATTATCTATTAAATATTCTAGTCCTGTCATTTTTTCTCAAGTTCGTTTATACAAATATCATAGAATTCACTGCAAAGCTTCAAGTGCTCCATCATTTTCCATTCCTTATCAAGATCTCTATCATATCTTATCACAGTTATTCTCTTTGAAGGAGCTATATGAGATACTCTATGGAGTGAGAGATCATCCCAATCATTGAGAAGTCCAAATGCATCCAGAGGATCTGTATCTACCATGCAATATATCAGCTCTGCATAAGGCTTATCATACAAACACATATAAGCTGTGAGTTGCCATTCATAGAGCTTAGCACTAGTTTTCTTCTCAGCTTCTAGTACTGTCGCTGGAAAGCTATCCAGATCCCATGAAGTTTTAATATCTATTATCCCATCAGAGATGATATCACATTCTCCAGTTAAGAATTCATTCTCTACTCTTAGATCATTCTTCTGATAAGTCTCTAATCTTACCATATTAAGCAGATCTATGCTGTCCTGTTCCTGTACTATTCCTTTCTTTACTTTCCTATCATTGAGCTCTGATCTGTAGCCGTAGTAGTGCTTTTTAGCCAGTAGCATTATCTCAGTTCTAGCTCCTTCTGATAGAGGATCCTTAGATCTACTGGAAGTCATAAGCTTTCCTATTTGTGAGGCTCTAAACTTCATAACTGGTGCAGTATTAGTATATCCTTCTGTGCTGTAGTTAGCTCATAGCTATCCATAAACTTCTGAACAGGCCACTTATTAACTCCAGCTTTAACGCTTTCTAGAAACTTATTAACCATATCATTTGAGACTTCTGGCTTTTTATATTGAATAGTTGATTTTGTAGCTGCATCTGCATCATCATCAGTAGCTTTAATAGATAAAGCACTTTGTAGAGTATACCTTCTAAAATAAGTTATTGCCGATCCCATATCTTTTGGCTGTACATTTACAGGTAGTTGCAAATAAGATTCTATCATATCTCCAGAATCAATATCTATTATCTGTGTCATTACTCCATTTGATATTATAGGTTGTAATATAATTAATCCATTCTCATGAAGAATAGGCTCAACAGCATCTAATAAATCATTAATATCAAGATAAATTAGATTCATAGTTCCATTTTTAGTAGGAATTTTAGCTGTAGAACTTTTCAATACTTTTCCAATTGACTGCTTAGCTTTGTGAAGCTTTCTGTAAATTGAGATATTCCCAGAAGGGATCTCATCTTGCTCTTTTTTCATTATTTCTGATTTTAAGTGTTAACAAATATAAGATTATTATTTCAATTCTGCAAGGAATTTATGATACCATTCAATGAAAGTATCAAAATCTCTAGCGATATAGTAGATTCCTCCAGCCGATTCTATCTGCTCCTGGTACTTTATTTGAGCTTCTGACTGCCTATCTTTGCCATATTTGACTTCAATCTTCACAGATCTTCCTTTGATAGTTGCTGAGATATCAGCAGATCCCTTAGTGCCAGTGCTAGGAGTATATTTTCCTTTGCCTACTACTCTAGAGATTCCATCCATGTCAGTCACTTGCTTAGGAGCTCGATAAGTTCCCATTGTATTAATTCTCTCAGCTTGCCATCCAGCCATAGTTAAGAATTTAGTGATACATTTTGTGAGGCCATTTGCAGAGCTATCACTGAAAGCTGTATGAGCTAGAGCATATACTGGAACTGAAGGATATTTCTTCATGAGATAAGCTGTCTCCAGCTCTTTCAATAGTGCTTTGTTTACTTTGTTCATGTTAATGAGTTTAAATATTTGATATATCTATCCTTGTCTCTTCTGCTCAGGATGAAAGCTGTATCCATTTTGAGGAGATCTGAGTGATAGATCTTGAATCTCTTATAGGATTTCTTATCATGCAGCCTATGATATAAGTCTGAGCTCATCACAAAGCAAAGTTTTTTAGGATCTGTGCTGGCCATCTGAGTATCTTTCAGAGTTTCAAGCATCTGTTCTAGTATTTCTTCTGTTGTTTTCATTGTATATTTATTTAAAATGGTGCATCTGATACTGGAGTAAATTCATCTGTAGGATCTGCATCTAGATCCTCAAATTCAATCCAGCGAAGGTTGTTAGTTTTACCTTCTATTATTCTATACTCTTTGTACATTCCATAAGACTTAAGCCAGGAAGTGAATTTCTTTTTAGTTAGCCACTTAGCCAGATCAGAATACTCCTCTACTAGCTTAGTATACAGCTCATCCTTGTAAAGTCTAGTATTCACTGGTATATTATCATCTTCACTCCATTCATAGAACTCGTATGAAGTCTCTTTAATGTACTTTCTTACTTCCAGATTATTGAAATCATGCTTTATTAGGCCATGCTGAAGATAGAACTGGCAGCATGATATCATGTAGGAATCAAATCTCTTCCACTCTTCATCATTCCAATCTTCAAAGAGCATATGTCCGAATTCATCTACTGGAGAGTGCATATGAGAGAA